GCCATTCTACTTACTTTTAAAGCTATCATGCACTTATAAAAATCCTCTGTTGTAATTTCTTTATTGCATAAAATTGAAGCCACTTTAGCAGCATCTTCCATTGATTTACCAAATGGTCCGTATTCTCTTTGTTTTTCTTCTGCTCTATCAAAAATTATTTGATTTGCTTTTTGTAGTATATTCATTATTCACAAGGTTTAATATTGCCATTTTCATCTAAATAAGCCTTAAAGTCTGCTAAGTTTTCAATAAATTCTCGATAACATTGCGATTTACAAGCCATTATAAGCTCATCCTTATCAGCAAATTTGTTTATATTACTAGCATAAATCCTTTGTTTATCTTCCAATGTAGCTTCATAAATTCCAAATTTTACGATATAGTCGTACAGAACGTGTAAACCTCCAGCTATCCAATTCATTTTAATATTACGTTCGTAACATCTTATCATTTCTTGACTATACATATTAGCTGAGTTAATTGCAGCCATTTTTAAATCTGCATCTGAAGGAATTTCTTTTGGAATTTCTATCTCTTTTACAACTGTCAAAGTAGATTGTCTTGAGTAATCAATATAAGCTTTAGCAATTCGGCCAAAGTATTCACAAGAAAAGTTTTCATAACATTTAGCATCTATTCCGAGCTTACCAGATATTGCCCATTCAAAAGCTAATTTTATTTCTTCTGGTGTTAAGTTTCCAAAGTTTGTTTTTATAAAATTTATTAACACAAACTTCTCTTCATCTGTAGGCATATTATTGCTTCTAAGACCCACTAATACCATCGAATAACGCAATACTTGTTTAAGGTCTTCTTCGTGTCTTAAACGTAAGCTTTGAGTGCTTCTCGCTTGCATTATGATATCAGCTTCAGCATTACCAGTTTTTAATGGCTTCCATTCTTGCGGCTGAAGTTCCAAGTTTCGGTTCGTTGTTTGTAGCTCCATTATTTTTAAATTTAGAATTGTTATTTATCCAAGTTTTAACTCTTCTGCTAATATCAAAGAATTTTTCTGATTCCCATCTTTCATTTCCTTTTTTATCTCTTTCCACCCAATACCAAAAAAAGTTATCAAGTTCACTTCCTAATTCATCTTTAAAAGGCAAAAGCATTTCTGCAAAACTTTCTTTTATTTCTTTTACTTTAGTTTCATTTACTTTACTTTCCTTTCCTTTACTTTGTTGAACGGTCGTTGAACGGTCGTTGAGCATTCGTTTATCTGCCGATGCTTTCCCAGCTAGTTTTCTCTGCTCTTTCATCTTAAAGTAAGGTTCTAAGTAAACTAGCATCTTAGTAGAAAAAAATTTTTGTTCAAAATCTATCTCAAATAATTGATAATTACAGATTGTAGTTCTAATCTTTGGCTCTGATACTCCAAACTCTTCAGCTAATAAATCTAAGTCTTCAAGAGGATACATTAAGTCTTGTTGTTCTCTTAATGTCTCAAGTAACATAAAGTAAATTCCGTATCCTTCTACACCTAATTCTTTACGTAATCTTCTAATCTTCCTGTCGTGTCTTGCATTACAGAAATGTGGGAAATAAAATGCTTCTTTTTCCATTTGATAAAATTAAAAAAGCCAGCTACGTGAGAGAGTAGACTGGCTTAGTTTGGTATTTAACCCTAAATCACCGAAGAGCTCTCACCCACTTCGCTGATTATTTTGCAATTTAAAACTAATTTTTAGATAGTAAAACTTTTTTTACTTCTTTTTTAGTATTCATTTTAGCAGAATAATATAATTTTTTATAATCTTTACTTAGTTCTTTAGCTAAATGTTCTTGCCATTGATTGAATGTTATCTTTGTCATTTTAATTAGTATTTATTAGTGCATCTTGCACAGCTTCCCAGTAATCTAAATCTTCACCTAAAGTAACTCCTACAAGTAAATCAATATGAAGTATAGCAGCTGCAATAGCTTCTTCTTTACTTTTCTTATTTTTAACTTGACAATTAGTAAAATGCTTAATTAGTTCAGTTGATTTTTGTTTCGGAGTCATTTTTATAAGGATTTTCAGAAGTTAAAAATTTAAAAGCTACTATATTTTCATCATCATTATCTGATGAACATACGTAAGGATATTTAGAGCCATTAATTTTATGAATAAAATGATTAATATCCCATCTGTCATTTTCATCATCTCTTACCCATACAATATCACCTTTTTTAAGATTATCTTCTGGTCTATTAAGACTGAATCCATCATAACTATATTCTGTAAAAGATAAAACTAAAGGCATTCCGGGAGCTGTTCTACCATCTTCTGTAAATAATTCACAATCCCAATTATAAAATTCTACTTCTATAGGAAATTCCTTATTATAATCATTAGTAATACTCATTACCTTTCCCCATCCATAAGCAGAATGAAATACGTGGTCTCCCTTTTTAAATATTTGATTTTTCATATTCTTCCATTATAAGTTTAATTTCTTCCATTACTTCCGGGTATTTTACCTTTCCATATACAGTCTGTTGAATGATTGGTAAAGTCCATTCCCTAGCGCTAAATGGTTGTAATCCTTTAGCGTTTAATCGTTCAGCACATAGCTGATATAAATTCATTTTCTTAATCTTTTGCATTACTATTAATTAAAATTTAAATAAGGTCTTTCGCCTATAATTTTTAGACCATTGTAAAGCTTTTCTCGCTCGTATTTTGCAAAGTCTTCTTCAGAAACAAATCTTTCTATAACAGTATAATAACTTCCTAAAGAACTTTTTAAATCTAATTGTAAAACTTGTGGATAAGTTTTTTTATTTTCTTTAATTATTAATTCTTCACTTAATAGAATATATCCACTATCTGACCAAGATTTTACAAATAAATCAAACTCTGTTTTAGTTTCAAAGTTCTTACTTACTTTCCATTTGCTATTATTTAAATTAACAAATGTAAATTTTATATTTTGCTTATACATATTTAAAAAGGTAAGTCTGTTGGAAGTTCTGGAGCATTTTGACGTGGCAAATCTGAATCATAGATAACCTTTCCATTACCAATATAAACTTTAGGAGTTTTAGCATCACGTTCTTCTTTTGTTTGTGAAATCCAAATAGATGCATTATTTCCATACTGGTCTGGTGTATCATTTAATGAAATTGTAAGATTTACAGATTCATCTCCTGTTTTTTTGTTAGTGTAATGAACTAAGCCTTGCAATTTAGATTTGTTAATTTGAGCATTGATTAATTTTCCCATTTTATTTATTGATTTGTTGTTTACGAGTTTTGAATGCTTCTAAGTCGCTAGGAGTTAGTGAGCTTTTAAATGTATTATAAAGTAATGCTAGTTCGTCTTCTGTATGTACGTTAGGCAGCATATCTAAACGGAACTTAGGTGATTGAGCTACAGGCATAGAAGAGCCTGCTGCATCTGTATCTTTGTCGGTCACAATCCCTAGACAGCTCGAAAGACAATATCTCCTAAAGTAGGAAACCCCCGCTCCGTAACTTTGGTACTCATTCATTGCACCTAGTTTAACTAAAGGAATAGTAGTAAAGCTTTCTAATTGTTCTCCACTCTCTACGTGAAAAAGAATAGTCTTAATCCCATTGTCTTGTAGCAGTTGAGTAAAACAAAGTTTATGCTTTTTAAGTAGCGGATTAATAACGCTAAAGATTTGAGGTAAGTCTGCATAGGTGTAGTTATGTCCTTTAGTATCCTTATGAATAATAGGACATTCATTTTGAAAATCCGATAGTGCTTTAATTAAGTTTTTCATTTTTTGTTAATTTATAAGTTAAGTCTGCATTTTTATTAGCTAATACAAATTGTAATTGTACGATTGATAAATCTTCTAATTCTTTATCTGTATTAGTAATTTTAAGCTTTTCATTTAGCTTTTTAATTTCTTCAATTAATTCATTTTTCATTTGATATTATATTTACAAGTTTAGAATTTGATTTGTAGCATTCGTGTAAGATTAAGTCTCTTACTTGCCAAATATCTGGATTGTATGACCAAGTCATAGTATAGATTCCAGCTTCGTCTTTGAATTGTGCTTTTAAGGTTTTCATTAGATGTGTTGGATAAAATAGATGATGTAAAATACTACGTAAGTGAACGATGAAATTATAATAGCTCCGACTATGTCGTTCTTGTCGATTTGTTTTAGATGTTCTCTCATTTTTATTGTGTTTAGAATTGTTTTGCCTTATTGACACTTCAAAGATACGTCTATATTTTAAATAAAAAAATCTTTTTTAAATTTTTTTTAACATATTTTGTAAAATATATTTAATCAATTCGGCTAATAATGCAAATTGTAGTTAATATTATAAAGTATATTATACACAAAAATGCCCCTAGATAATATCCAGAGGCATTCAGTACACAATTCTAAACCTATAAAAACACTATGAAAAACAATCAAATCTACACAATTTTTCCATCTTTTATCATAATATTGGAAACTTTTGTTTTACCATTATTAATTTCTACTAAAGCAAATCCGTGATTATGTTGAGCAAAAGGATAATACTTTGGTGATAATTGAGTTAAACATCCTATCGAATGAGTATGAAAGAACTCTTTAAAGCCATTCTTTTTAGTTGTACTGGTCGTTCTGTGAACGTGTCCTATAATCGTATTACAAAAAGTTTTATTGAACGTAGATTGCGAAGGATTCATTCCACCAGCCATAACTTCGTGACCGTGTAGCAAAAGTAAATCAGCTATTTCTATTCCTTGCCAGTCTGGAATAAAAGTCATATTAAGTTTATCTAATCTAAAGAAATACTCAAACTGCATTTCGTGTAGTTGACTAAATTCTTCAGCTTGTTCGTTTAAATATCTTTGCCAGCGATTTTCGTGATTACCCATCTTATAATAAATAGGTATTAAAGGGAATATATCTCTAATCTTTTGAAGAAAGTTTCTGCCCATTTCTATCTCTCTAGGTACATCTCTCATATCTTTTTCCTTCTCGTGTCTTGAAAGACCGTAAAAATCAAAGACGTCTCCCAGCATTATAAGGGCATCTATTTTTTCTTCTTTTAAATATTTAATAGCACAGGTTAAAGCTTCTAAAGAATGATAAGGTACGTGTATATCCGATATTATTCCAACTTTTTTGAAGTCTTCTGTAATTCTTAAACTTGTATATTCCTTACCTATACTCTCTTCAAATCCGAAATTATCAAGTTCATCTAAGTTAAAAGATTCAATTTTAACAGCTGGTCTATTTTGTTTCCAATGTTCAGACCTTTTAATTACAGAAATATCCATTCTAGTTAATGCCTTGTGAAAATTAATTACATCTTTGTAACCATAATTTTCCCAATTCTCACGCTCAAAATCAGCACGAGTCATATTAGTAGAATAGAAATGCTCTTTAATTACTTTAGCTAATTCGCTATTTGATTGCATTTAGTCCAAATTTAAGATATAAGTAAGCTACTAAACCAATAAACTCAATAAGTAATAACCATACTACCCACATAGGTACAACTTCTTTAATTACTTCTTTATTCTTATATTCAATCCATTTAACTTTAGAGTTTCGATAATTATTTTCTATCTCATTACGCATAGAATCTAAATCAACTTGAGCTTGAATATTACCACCTATCGAACGAATAATAACTTTACCTTGTGGTATTATTAATTTGCTATAAAAGTTGCTTAGAAGTCCACTAGAATCGCAAGGACTTACTATAGTCATCGTATCGTGAATGGCTTTAAATTTTTCTATAGTTTTAACTGTTTGTATAGTATCTATTCTAACGAGTTCTTTATACTCAGTAATAGTTTTGCTAGGCTTGCACGATATAAACGTAACACAAGCCAAAAGAATGATGAATTTTTGCATATTATGAGAAATAAAGGTTAGCTTCTGCTTGTCTTCTAAGAGTTAATCCTTTTAAAATTGTTCCATTAGATTTATTCCATTTAAGAAATTCATCTGCAATCGTTACATCTTTAGGATTTAAATTTACTTTTTTAATTAAAGTAGATTTTTGAAGAGCACCGGTACCTAAATTATAAGCAAAAGAAACGAGTGCATCGAAGTTCCCTTGAGATATGTCATCACGGCAAAATGAATCAACCGCTTTTTCATAAGATACCAATAAGAATTTTAGAAGTTCTTCAGCTTTTTCTTGAGTAATAGCTGGGTCTGTTAATTTAACTTTTGTACCATCTGGGTAATACGTGTTTCCGAAACCTAGAGTGGGAATACCTGCTGGACACAAATAGGGTTTAAGTTTTAATCCCTCAAACTGCTTTATTAGGTCTAGTCCTTTTTGGCTTAATTTCGTTATTTTCATCTAATAGATTTAGTTTTGATTTGAGTGATGAGTTCTCACTTTTAAGACTATTTACTTCAGCTGTTAAAATATCTATTTTTTCTGATAGTTCTTTTACTTTGTCTGTCATATCTTGAGCTAATTCTCTCCAGATTTTAATCGCCTCATTCGTATTCGATAACTCCCCTCCTTGTATGTCTACGTTCTCTTTTTTGCGTGTGCTAAAATAAGTTGCAAGTGATGCAATAGTAGCCGTAAGAATATTTGTAAACCAATCGGGAAGGGAGTTAAGCACCGCTAATCTTTTTTAAGTTTGTGTAAAATTTGAGCCTTTGCAATGATAGCGAAATTATCATTATCTTTTACAAAGTTTTTAAATGTTTCTTGGTCGCTAGAATCTAAGTCCAATACCTCTCCTTTGTTTAGAGCTACCGCCCAATCCCAAAACTTCAAGGCATCGCCTTTTGATTGTTGAACCAAAGCACTAGCTACTAACTTACCAGCGTTAGCATTTTCAATAGACTTACCATCTAAGTCTACTAAGTTAAAGTTTAAATCTATTTTCATTTTTTTGTTGTTTGTTTCACTATAAACGCAATTAGATATTTTTTGTTTCTAATTTTAGAAGGGCAATGGATAAGCCACAATTTTTGGATTCAAAAAGTTTTCTATTTGTGCATCTAAATTCATCTCAATTGCTTCGGTATCTAATCCAGCCTCTAACCATCCTTCGACCATTTCCTTAGTGACTTCATCATAAGGAGTAAAGCTCGCTTCGTGTGGTGTATCTACAGATAAAGCTCCGTAAGTATCAACCGTGAAGTCTTCGTGTTGCTTTTGCGCTCTCCAATGAATTACGCTAATTACTTTGTCCATTCCATCAATAGATGGGATTGAGTCTAATTGAGATATTACCCAGTTAAATGCCATATTATTTATTTTTTATTAATGATTCCCAAATTTTATTTGATAATTCTATTTTAAGTCCTAAATCGTTACTTATTAGAATACCTAATTTTGTTTTAATTATATTACAATTTCCTTTAATAACTAAACCATTTTCAAATTGTAACATATTATTTATTTTTTAATGTATCTAATTCTGCTTTTAAATCTTTAATTGCTTGCACCATTACTGGAACGATTTTAGAATAATCTACTTGTTGCATTTCTATGCCGTCTTTTTTACCAAATACTGCATATGGTAAAACTTCTTGTAATTCGTGGGCTAAAACTCCATCCATTCTATCTTCTGATGATTTCCATTTGTAGTCGTAAACATTAATTTTGTTTACAATTTCAAGACCATTAATAGGCTTTAAATCTTCTTTTAATCTATAATCAGAAGTTGTATTATAAATTGTCATTACCGTAGTTCCTACAATAGAACCTACTAAATTTCCAGTATTAAAAAATCCAGCATAAGTTTGAGTTCCATAGCCAAATAAACGAAGATTTGGATAAGCTAAACCTTGAGTAATCATAGTTCCAGCTCCAGTTGTACTCGTTCCTGTCATTCCTACTAATAATTCCCCCCCGCTAGTAATCCGCATACGTTCGGTAGCTCCTGAATAACCAGAAGAAGTGCCAAAAAGCAAAGACATATCTGCATTACCTCCATTAGTAGATAACCCTTGAATAAATGCTTGAGATGTACCTGTATAAGTATTAGCAGTTTCAAACAATAATTGAGAATAGTTGCCTGATGAAGCTCCTGTATGTCTTAATCTAATTCCATCGCTTGAAGCAAATTGAACATCTAATTTATAACTAGGCGCCGTCGTTCCGATGCCTACGTTGCCACCGCTAGTAATCCGCATACGTTCGGAGCTATTTGAAAATAACATATTACCAGTTCCACCAGCATTTATTTCTGTTATATCTGTTCTTAAAGAAACATTAAAACTTGCATTTACTCCATTAGTTATATCAATTCCTCCAACATTTGTTCCAGAATTTGCTATCTGTAAGCATAACTTTGCAGTTACTGGATTTGTAACTCCGATGCCAACATTCCCACCGCTAGTAATCCGCATACGTTCGGAGCCATCATATAATATAGAAAATTGATTAGATGCAGTACCGTGAGTAATATCCCAATAATGTGCTGAATCATTTAATCTCATAGATATGTCTGCACCAGTTCTATATATTTCCAAAGGTTTATTTGGCGAAGTCGTTCCTATTCCTACGTTGCCACCTAAGCCGTTTAAAATTAAAGAACGATATGCGACGCCATCTTGCATTGATTGCAAGAATGCTACGTTATTTGTACCATCTACTCCTATTGATAAAGTTTTAGTAGTTGTACTTGAATCGTTAATTCTTAATTGACCATTATTTGTCGAAACAGTTGTACTTCCAAATACTTGTAATGATGCTACTGAACTTGTGCTAGATGTACTTCCAATCAAAATTTGATTAAAAACACTTTTGCCATAAAATTGAGCAAAAGCAGTTCCGCTATTTGCATTGTAGGTAAAAATATCTGTAAATGTTGCCGAATTATCTCTATGCTGAAATTTAATAGCACCTGTTGCATTAACTCCTAAAATTCTTCCCGCCCATCCTGAAGAACCATTATTTGCATAAAAAGTTAAACCAGCGTCAGAAGTTCCATCACCTAATTGTAATTTATCACTAGGCGCCGTCGTTCCGATGCCTACGTTGCCATCTTTTGTTAATCTCATACGGTTAGCCCAAGAACTACCATTATAAGTGTAAAAATCTATGCCTGCTCCTGCGCTAGTAGCTGCACCTGCTATAATACCTGTTTTGTCAACTATATCATATCCAAATTGCAAACCATTATCAGCAGCAGTAGCATCTCTTAAAACTGCAACTCTTTTGCCATTTGTAGAACCAAATGCAAAAGTAGATTGTTGATCAATTCCAAATGAAAAAGACGAACTTGAACCTGCTATTAAATTTATTGATTGAGCTTGAACACTACTCGAAAACGTGGCTGCGCCTGTGGAGGCGATAGTTAAAGCATAAAAACTATTTGTTCTATTATAAACAAAAAATTGACTTGATGTATTTGCTTGAACTTCCCAACTATTTCCTGTCAAAGGAGTAAGTTTTATACCAGCAGAATCTGTAGTTCCAGATAATTGTATTTGAGTTCCTAGCGTTCCTGCACTTGAAAAACTAGCACTTGTTCCATTCAAAGTTCCAGTTAATGTGCCTCCGCTTAAAGGTAGGTAAGGTCCTCCTGTAACATAAGTGTTTGAATCTACAGAACCATCTGCTTTTAAGAATTGAGATGATGTTCCACCTGATTTTATTATAGATGAAGCAGTAACTGAATTAGCAAATGTAGCAGCACCTGATGTCTGAATAGTTAAAGCTACCGAAGGAGCAGTATCTGTTGTAACATCTCTTACGGCAAATCTAAATTCACCTTTTGTAGAACCTGTACTGCTTGCATTTACATAAGCAATATAAGCAGGGTAATAAGTTCCTGTATTTAATCCAAATCCAAATCCACTATGCTTAGTAACGGTATCATTTGATGTACCAATACCCATTGTCATAGAGCCAAC